AAAGCATATGGCAATGGGGGTATAACACCAAATTACCCACATTTGGCAGTACTGGGCGATAAAAATCAAGAAGAAATTGTCATAGATGGCAACAGTGTTCCTCCTGCAAGAGATATGCTTCTTGCCATTAACCAAGCAAAAGACTATAAAGGAGTGATGAAAGCAATACAACAATATGCTCCTTATGATGCAATGTCACCACAAACAATTATTGCTTCTGCTTTACCTATGCAAGAATCAATGGGAGATGATAGTGATGTTGAGGCTAATCTTGTAAGTATGTCTTCTTCGGGAGAAACTTCAAACCCAATGGATATTTTATACAAGGGTGGTTAAATATAAGAAGGAGACATAAAATATGGCACAGGCAAACGTATCAAGGAACGCTAGATCTTCCTTTATAACTAAAGCAGAAATTAAATCAAATAAAGATCCAAGCAAAGTTGTAAGTTTGTTGGGTGGAACTCAAGCACCTGGACCAAGACTTGTTAGGTTAATGTATTATGAAAGCATTTTACAAGATACAGTAAAAGCAGAAGTAATCTTTGATGATACTGGTGGTGCTATTGACAATAAATCAACGATTGAGGGACTTCCTTTGGTTGGAACTGAAGAGGTTAATTTGGTATTTACCGATAATAATGATAATACAATAAAAACAAAACTATACGTCAATAAAGTGACACCAGCTTATGAGGATACTAGAAAATCTAGAGTTATGATTAGTCTAGTATCTGAAGAATTCTTAAGGAATGAGCAGATTAGATTAAATATTAGATTTGATGGAAAAATATCTAATCATATTAAACAAATTTTAACTGATAAAAAGTTTTTAAATACAAAGAAAAAATTGGATATCGAGGAAACAAGTAATAACTATAATTTTATTGGCAATAATCGCAAACCTTAT